TGGCACAACACCTCTTATCGTTGTAGCTACAGCGCAAGACAAAACAAATTCAGCTGGCACCGGAACTGCCACTGCTACTACACAGGCAAATGCTGGTAAAGCATTTAAACTAACAAGCCAAAAAGATCTATTGGATCTATTTGGAGTTCCATTTTTTGAAAAGACAGCTTCCGCAAGTCCAATCCACGGAGGCGAAAGAAACGAATACGGTCTTCTAGCAGCCTACAGCTTGCTAGGAGTTTCAAACGCTGCTTTCTTAGTAAGAGCAGACGTTGATCTTGATCAATTAGAAGGCAATACAAATATACCCGGAGCGAATCCAGATGATGGCACATGGTGGGTAGATACACAGTCTACAGCATTCGGTATCCAAGAATGGAATGGTGCTGCTGTAAGCACCACAGGCGGACAAAAATTCGCAGCCAAGACACCTATTGTGTTAACAGATTCTGATTCAGCTAAACTAACAGGAACAGGCGGAAGCCCAAGAGACTCAGTTGGTTCTATCGGAGACTATGCTGTAGTATTTGAAACAGTAGACGGCACTGGATCGTTCACAGCAGGCGCAGAAACTGTAAGAATCTATTACAAGTCAGCAGGTAACACACAAGCAGGTGTAGCCGCTGGACAGTGGGTATTAGTAGGTAGCCAAGATTGGTGTGCTAGCCATCCAACTGTGATGGGAGCAACCGCAGCTGGTTCATTTACAGCTGGTAACTTCTATATCAACGGGACACTAGTAACAGTTACAGGTGGAAGTAATCTAACAGCGTTAGTAAGCCATATCAATGGTTTGGGTATCGCTGGAGTAACTGCTAAAGAACAAACTGGAAAATTATACTTGTATTCCAATGGTGCTACAGAAAGCACAGGCGACTCAACACTAGCTAATGCTATTACAATTGGTCCAGGAACTGCAACACTAAGCGAGATTGGTATTACTTCAAAAGTATATTACGGTCCAGCACTTCAAATGACTCCGCATACTTCCGTTCCAGAATGGAAGAGCACCGATACAGCAGCAAGACCAACTGGATCTGTATGGGTCAAGACCACAGAGCCAAACAATGGTTCACGTTACAGAGTTAAGAAATGGAGTTCAGGAACATTAAGTTGGGTTTCATATGAAGCACCGATTTATGCAACAACTAACTCAGCATTGTATTACCTAGATCGTTCAGGTGGCGGCGCAAATCTTCCAGTAGATACGCTAATCGTTCAATCAAACAGCGACGAACACGCAGGATACGATACTACTCCAGCAACAGCAACATTTAAAATGTGGCGTAGAGTATCAACCGGTGCAACAGTAATCACTTCAACCGCAGTAGGAACAGGAACTGTTCCAGGTGGTAGCCACACATTTACTATTGCAGAATCATTGAAAGGTCAGTTAGATCTAGACACAGCAAAAACTATTACGTTCACAGCGGCCGGAAACGCTGCTGATTCTAATACAATCGCTGGTAGAATTAACGCAGCCGGATTCACAAACATTGTTGCATCTGTAACAGATAGCAACGAAATCCAAGTTTCACATAGACTAGGCGGCGATTTTAGAATCATCAACGTATCTGGAACAGCGGTAACATCATTGTTCACAGCATATAATATCAATACTGGTGCAGGAACAGATAACTTCTACGCATTGCCAGCAACAACACCAAACGGTTATCTAGCATCTAACTTCCGTCCGTTCGCAGCTGACGATTTCTTTGCCACAGGCGACGCTCCAACAAATGAACCAGTAGACGGTCAGTTATGGTATAACCCAGACTTCTCCGATGTTGATATTATGATCCACAATGGTTCAACATGGGTTGGATACAAAAACTTTAGCTCAGCTTACCTAAACACAGATCCAAACGGCCCGCAAGTGGCTGCTAGTGCTCCAACATTACAAAGTGATGGCACAGCTCTAGTTGATGGCGATTTATGGGTCAGCACAGCGGATATGGAAAATTATCCAACAATTTATCGTTGGAATGGCACATTATTAGAGTGGGCACAGCTAGACAAAACTGATCAAGTCACAGAAGAAGGTGTCTTGTTCGCAGATGCTCGTTGGGGCAGCAGCGGTTCTGTTAAGCCATCGGCACAGACAGCTATCAAAGATCTACTAACCAGCAACTTCCTAGATCCAGATGCTCCAGATCCAGCACTATATCCAAAAGGTATGTTGTTATGGAACCTACGTAGAAGTGGTGGCAACGTAAAACGTTATCGCAACGGCTACATCGATACAGCGGGCGATAATCCAAGAATGGGCGATGTAAGCATGAGTTCTTATGCTACCGACCGTTGGACTACAGCTTCTGCTAACAACGAAGACGGCTCAGGCAGCTTCGGTCGCAAGGCACAACGTAAGGTTGTTGTAGCAGCATTGAAGAGTGTTGTTGATACTAGCAACGAGATACGTGACGAAGAACGCAGAAACTTTAACTTAATTGCTGCTCCTGGTTATCCAGAACTAATGAGCAATCTAGTTAACCTAAATATCGATCGCGGTTTAACAGCGTTCGTTATTGGCGACACACCATTGCGTCTACCAAGCGATGCTACAAGTTTAGTTACATATGGAACTAATGCAAATCTTGTAACAGACAACGGTGACGACGGTATTGTAACCTATGACGAATACATGGCTGTGTTCTATCCAAATGGATTTACCACAGACCTAGGCGGAACCAACGCAGTTGTTCCAGCGAGCCACATGATGCTTAAGACAATTGCTCTAAGCGACAACGTAAGTTATCCATGGTTCGCACCAGCAGGAACAAGACGTGGTGGCATTACTAACGCAACATCAGTTGGTTATATCGATGCAATCAGCGGTGAGTTCCAGACAGTTGCACTAAACAACGGTCAAAGAGACACATTATATGATCTAAAGATTAATCCGATCACATTCTTTAACGGAATCGGTCATGTTAACTATGGTCAAAAAACTCGTGCAAGAAACGCTTCTGCACTAGATAGAATCAACGTAGCACGTTTGGTTGTATATCTACGCAGTCAGTTGAATAAACTTGCTCGTCCTTATGTGTTTGAACCAAACGACAAGATCACACGTGATGAAGTTAAACAAGCAGTTGAGAGCTTGTTGTTAGAATTAGTTGGTCTAAGAGCACTTTATGACTTCGCAGTTGTTTGCGATGAAACAAACAATACAGCAAGCAGAATTGATCGTAACGAACTATGGGTAGATATCGCAATTGAACCTGTGAAGGCGATTGAGTTCATTTACATTCCATTACGTGTCAAGAACACAGGAGAGATTTAAAAATGCCTATCACATCACTTAATAATTTAACAGTTCCAACGAACGGCGCGGCAGCAACTCAAGTGCTGCTAATGCCTAAGTTGAAATATCGCTTTAGGGTGACTCTCCTAGGCTTCGGCGTTGCAGCAGCCACAGAGTTAACCAAGCAAGTGTCTGATGTTACTCGACCAAAGGTAAACTTTGAAGAGATGACATTAGATGTTTACAACTCTAAAGTATATCTAGCTGGTAAACCAAACTTTGAAACTGTAACATTGACACTACGTGACGATGCCAGCGGTGAAGTTCAGAAACTAGTTGGACAACAAATCCAGAAACAATTCGATTTCCTAGAGCAAGCATCCGCTCGTTCTGGTATCGATTACAAGTTTACAACACGTATCGAAGTGCTAGACGGCGGCAACGCTAACCTAGCTCCGAGAGTTCTTGAAACAATTAACCTATATGGTTGTTTTGTTCAGAACGCAGATTACGGTGATTTGAACTATGGAACCAATGAAGCTGCTACTGTAGCATTAACAATTCGTTTCGATAACATGGAACAATGGGGTGCAGAAAAGACATCTCCAAGTATCGAAGGCGGTATTGGTGCAGCAGTTGGTCGTCAAGTTGCTACACAGGCTATCACTGGCGCACTTGGCCAACAAGGTTAATAATAACCAACTTAAAGAAACCCGGATTTTTCCGGGTTTTTTTATGACATAAATATTTGTATGGCCAATAAATTTACAAGATTTCTCACAGGTGTGGGCACAGGACTAATTAATCCTAAGGGATTAGTTTCTAACTGGCAACACGCTACCCGATTATTCATAGACGATACTTATAGATTATCGCCTAGAACTAAATTTCTTTTCTATGTTAGATTTGAATTAGATAAGACCGCGATGAGAGCCCCGGCCTTTTCTGCAAGGCATACAGACGAAATCGGTTTACTGGTCAAGAGTTGCGACCTACCTAAATATAATTTTGATACTGTAACAAAGAATCAATATAATAGAAAAAAGATAGTATACAAAGGTATCAATTATGAACCGGTCAACATTAACCTCCACGATGATAATGCAGGTATAGTTAACGCATTATGGGCTATCTATTACGGATATTATATTGCCGATCGACATAATCCAATGGCAGCATATGAGGCGAATCATCTGAGAGCAGCAGATTCACCAAATTTTAGATTTGGTATGGATAACAAAATCTCCACCCCAATGTTTAAATCTATCAGTATCTATACTATGAGCCGTAGGAGATTCTTAGGTTACACATTGATA